GGATTACGATGACTAGCTCTAAATGTATTTGTATTTACTGAGCAATGATGATGAATCCTTTTATTGGCAGTAACAAGCTTGAGCCATGCGTTCACGCCTTCGGATATCATCCCAAGCGATTTTTTTATCGTCAAACATTTCGCACATTGAAGCGAGAAGGGAATATTTATCTCCGTCAATGTAATCTCGTCTATAATTGGTTTCCCAGTCGTAGTGGTCTTGGTCAGTTTGACATTCAAACGATTCGTAAGAATCCATGCTATGTGATCTCGTGATGTAGGGTTAAATTCTTTTAGTCTTTGGAACTCTGATCCCTCTCGATATCCTTGAGGTGCGTTATCTCGTTTAGGAGTGAACAACGCTCCTCCAACGAAAGGGAATTCTTGCCGAAGTATTTTAAGAGTTCCTTCCATCTCTCTTCGGAGAGATGATTCAAGTTCGACAGCTTTTTGTTCATTAAATGTCCATCCATGTATTTCTTGTTCTGTTAGTATTTCTGAGACTCGATGTTCTAATTGACACGAGTCATCAAGGGGCGGAAGTGCTCGCATAATTTTGTTGTAACGTGTACGTCTTGTACACAATAATCTTGCATTTCTTGTGACCATTCTTGCCAGTCACTTGTTTTTCCAAACTCTCCTTTATATTCGCCTAAGCGGTATCCATAACTTTCTAAACTGTGTCGTCCATATAGCTGTAATGGCATCCTCGGCCACTGTCTTTTCTTATCTACCTCTATCATGTTTGGATGATATAAGCGAGATAAGATAAGAGTGTCAATAACAGTAGCATTAGTAGTAAACCAAGAATAAATTTTCCGAAGAACAGGTAAGTCGTAGCCAATAATATTATGACCAACAAGAACATCAGCATTGGAGAGCCAATGTAAACCTTCTGTGATCGGGTAGCAGTCACCACCTTGATTATTAAATACGGTGGTTTCTTCTTTCGTATTGTCATATATGGAGATGCAATGTATCTCAGAAACGTCATGATACAGTCCGTTAGTTTCAATATCAAAGACGAGCATTTGTTTTTCCGACATATGTTTTGTCCTTAAACTTCGCTTTCTTCTTTGCTTGTTTTGTAGGTGGTTTAGGTTTTTCCAGCTCAGAAGTCTGTGCTGGGATTGAAAATTGTGTTTTCAGCTTCATTAAATTTACAGGTGGTTTTATCGTATTTCAGTGATGCAGCTACGCCTGTCTCTCCTGAGTATCTATTTTTTAAAACTCTTAAAGTCGAGACATCATCTGGGTTTTGCTGGTCGCGTTCCAAGGCGAGTACGGTGTCACTTAGTTGGCTAATTGAAGCGGATCCGCGCAACATACCAATTGAAACTTTGTGTCCATCTTCTATTGCCTTATCGCCTTGCGCTCTTCTTAAATGAGAAACTAAAAATAATTTAATTCCTGTACGTTCAACCAGACTTCTTAAATCAGTCATGGTTTTGTCTATAGTTCTTCTCTCATCCATACTTCCATCTAGTCCGGATAATAATATGGATAAATGATCGAGAAAAATTACTTTAATATCTAAGCCCAGAGCCATGTATTCGATACGACTGTAGATAGTATCCGCAGATAAACTACCAAAATGGTCGTATAAATAAAGGTTCCAATTATTGATAGTGGAATCATATGCGTCTTTTAATGTGGTGTATTCATGTTCACCAAGATGTAGGGCTTTTCCCACAGCTACAGACATAAGTCCTAATGCTGTTCGCCTGTTAGATTCTTCTAATGCGATATAGCCAACCTTGACTCCCTCTTCTAATAGTTGAGTAGCCAGTTGACGACAGAAGGTACTCTTACCTTGTCCTGTCCCTGCGGTTATTGTGGTCAGTTCTCCATAGCGGATGCCATGTGTCTTCTCTTGTAGTCCTTCCCATTTGTACTTGTGATCACATGGGGGACTTGGTGTAGTGACGGATTCTAATAAAGATTTACCATCAACTATCCCATCGGGTTGATACGGTTTAGCATCCCAGATAGCCCGTCTAATAGCTTCAGTATCGTTCGCTTGTAACGCATCTGACGCATCTTTGTATTGCTCCAAGCGAGCAATCGTGACTTTCCCAAAAGGTAGGATTGACGCTGCATCTTCAACAGCTTTTCTTCCTGCGTCATCATTGTCGAAGAAGAGGCATATCTCCTCATATCCTTGTAGTAAAGGTATTTGTTTTTGAAGGTCCTTTTTAGCTGACGCTGCGCCATGTGGTAGCGAAACCATCGGCCAGTTCGGAAATGCTTCATAGCAGCTCGCAGCATCTAATTCGCCCTCAGTAATAACAATACGCTTGCCAGTACTAGGGAATAGGTGCTGACCAAATAAGGTGTTAGTGGAAATTCCTTCATACTTAAACTCTTTTAATTTGTTTTTAGTTTTGAACCCTTGAATTTGTCCAGAACTGTCGAAATAAGGGAAGCGTAAGTGTGCATCGTCTCTGTAGATTTTGTACTTTTCGCATGTTTGTTCGCTAATTCCTCGTTTTTGCAGCCTTTGGGCTGATCCTTTGAATTGAACATTTGATTGCATTTGATGAGTGTGTTGTTTATCGCCTGCCGTATATGTCTGGCAAGCAAAGCAGTAGCTGTGTCCATCTGTATAAACGCTATTAGCGTCAGATGAGCCGCAGTTACTACATGGTTCGTGTCTTATAAATTCTGATTCGTTATCCATTCGTAATTTAAGCTTGAATCACCAGATACCATATGAGTCGTAGGCACTAAGTTAAAAGCCAATGACTGTCTAGTAATATCTGATCTGTGAGCGTGACTATAATGAGGTATAAAAGCAGGGAAAAATACTGCTTGACCTGTCTTTGGTGGTATAGCTATATCACTATGAGCTTGACAATGATCATCTGATTGATGATGGAAACTAAATAAAGGTGGTAAAGGATTTTCAAACATTAGAGGACAACTATTGTCGTCATATTCTCCGTAATATAAAACCCCTGACCATTGGCAATTTCTATGGTTATGTATATGCACTGAATCACCTTTCTCTATCCTTGTCATCCAAGAAGTTGTTATCTTATTTTTACAATCAACTCCATATAAATTTTCAAAAAATCTATCAAATTTAAATTCAAGTAATTTTTTTAACTCAATATGTGATTCGAGTATTCTATATTGCCCAGCATGGAAAGTTCCATGACCTTCTTGTGCAGCATTATGGGCATATCTAATATCTTGTCTTAATGCAGTGAAGTCGAAATCGACCTCACATACATGGAAGAATATACTAAAAGCTTGAAATGTATTCATGTCAACCAATCAATTGGAATGGCGTGGTATGCACACCATTTAATTCCGTAGCGTTTGCACCATTGCGCGTAGGTAGTCTTTGATTTCTTAGAAATAGTATTGTATGGATTTTGAAAAACCATACGTAAATCTATTTCTGGATTCTCTTTTATCACCTGACGAACCTTGCGGCGATCCTCACTACGCCAATAGCCCTTAGTTTCAAGGACTATACCGTTAGGAAGGATAAAGTCAGGTGTATATAAATGTTTAATAGTATATGCAAAACTTACGCTCTCATATTCATAATCAACACCTAGTTCGCATAAGAGATCAGAGACTTTCTCCTCTAATCCTGATTTGAACATTAGAAATCGTCATCCTCTACTGAGCTTGGAGTTGTATCTACTATGACGTTTGGTTCATCAGCCTTAAAGCCAGATGTCTTACCAAACAACTCAGCTACTCCATCCTCATCAAGGTCTCCACTATCAATGCCGGCTCCACTCTGGATAGAAACGATCTGCACTCCGGACAATTTCAATGATGTGCCATATGTCACGCCATCTCTCAGAATGTAGGGTTTTTGGTGAAAGCCGAGCTTAACTTTGGAACCTTCATAAACTGGTGTGTCTACGTTAGTTATTGGTGTGCCTTCTGTATCGACTACTGGAGGTCTCTTCTCTTCAGCCCATGAGAATTTAATAACAAATTTCCCTTCAGAAACTTCCTCCCATGGCTCAGGTCTAAGGGTAGATCTCTTTGGATTCTTTAGCTTTGACTCTGCCCATTTAAGACAGTCAGCTCTCTCAGTCTCAAGCTTGTCAACTATCTCCTTACCGACTACGGCTTTCAAGGAGTAGCCAAACTTACTTGGCTTTAGTATCGCCTGATAACCCTCAAGGGTTACAGGTTTTTCGGTGATGTGTATGTTCTTCATTAACAGAAAAAATATGGTGAATCAATTACTTGGGATATAAAATCCATATCTCCAATAATCGGCGGTTCAGTTTCTGCTCCAATTGCTTGGGCAAATTCTTTTAGGAAGTCATGTCCTGCGAACAGGTGCATGTATGTATCTCTAACTAGGTGGGATAAATGTGTCATATCTGTCGCTCTACATAGAACGGAATCATGTATCAAACTAATTGGTGCATGAAATTGTGTAGCAGATAGATGTAGCAGACTTGCATCTAGTGAATGGATTAGATTTGGAGCGGTTGCGTTTCGGTGGTGTCGTATATCAACGCCTAATTCGCCATCAGCTATTTTGATTCGTGTACGACCAAGCAGTTGTAGTTCGATTACCTTGGTGTCCATCTTCATTAATCGCTGAGTGACTCGAAAGCCGGATGGTGTTACCCATACGAATTGTTCTGCACCATTTTTAATAGCGTTACCTATCTCTTTTTCTATCCATCTCATAACCTTCATCGGTCCCGGGACAACCTCTTCCATGGCATCCCTGACCGCTTTAACTATTTGTGTTAGCTCTTCGTTTTCAATCTCAACATCTATATCATCAAAAGCATCACGTATATATTGCCTGTTACTAAAAGGTTTTGCATTATAAGGTATTGTCATAACGCACCTTTTGGTCTTCTTCCTATCCCAATAGGATCGGAGTCTTTCAGGTATATCCTTTACACTTGTTTCTGCAATTAATTTATAAGCATCTTGAGGTGTCTTACTTGGTAGGACATTTACCATCTGAGCTGTTGACTTGTCTCGAGCGAGACCAGCGAGCACCTGTAATCCTGAGCACGTTGCATCTGTGGCGACAGGTAGTCGTGTAATTGTCCTTGATCCTTGAATAACTACTGCGTAGTATTCCTCGCAAGCTGCAAGAAATTGCCAAGGTTCGTCAACTGTTTCCCAGTCTCCAATGTTGTTGATTGGATCTGTAGCTACTCGCTTAATGAG